TGATGTAACAGCTTTCTCTGATAAAAGATTAAAAACAGATATAAAAAATATTGATAATGCATTATCCAAAGTAATGAAAATGCAAGGTGTCTACTATAAAAGAAATGATATAGATGATGCTAAAGAACAAGTTGGAGTATTAGCTCAAGATATGGAAGAGGTTTTACCTCAAGTTGTATTAACGGCTGATGATGAGATTAAAACCAAATCTGTTGATTATGGAAAAATATGTTCTGTTTTAATAGAAGCAATTAAGGATTTAAAGCAACAGGTTGATGAATTAAAGGGTAATTAAAAATGACTTTACCTTCAGGTACTATATCGCTTTCTCAAGTAAATACAGAGCTGGATATTTCACCATCTAGCACAACTATTAATATGGGTGCTACTGCTGTTAGAACATTAGCAGAGCAACCTTCTGGTGCAATTGCAATGTCTGATTTACAAGGGCAATCTAATGCGCAGTTTGTAACGGCAACTGGTGGAACTATTGCTACTTCTGGTGATTTTAAAATTCATACTTTCAATTCTTCAGGAACTTTTTCAGTATCACAAGCGGGTAATGCTGCAGGTTCAACTACAGTAGAATATCTAATTGTTGCTGGAGGCGGATCTGGCGGATCTGGATATGGTGGTGCTGGCGGAGCAGGTGGATTTAGAATTAATTTTCCTCAACCCGCAACTGGCGGTACTTCTGTATCTGCACAAGATTATCCTATTACCATAGGTGCTGGCGCATCAGGATCTTCTCCTCCTGGTTACTACAGAGGCAATAATGGAAACCCTAGTTCTGCTTTTAGTGTTACTTCTACTGCTGGTGGTTTTGGTGCTGGAGTTGATTTACCTGTTAAAAATGGTGGACCTGGCGGATCTGGTGGAGGTAAATCTCAACCTAGTGGATCTGTTGGTGCTGGAAACACTCCTCCTGTTTCTCCTCCTCAAGGAAATCCTGGTGGACAAGGAAATGTTCAAGGAAACCAAGGTGCTGGTGGCGGAGGCGGTGGAGCCAATGCTTCTGGTGGAAATGGTAGAGGTGGTCCTTCAGGCCCTGGATCTGGTGGAACTGGTGGAGCTGGCACATCAACAAATATTTCAGGCTCTTCTGTAGCTTACGCTGGTGGCGGAGGTGGCGGTTATTGGGCTCACTATGGTCAAGGTAGTTCTGCTTCTGGTGGAACTGGAGGCGGTGGATCAACAGGTTCTGCTGGAACTGCAAACAGAGGCGGTGGATCTGGTGGAGGTGCTGTATCTAGTATAGGTGGTAGAAGTGGATCTGGTGGATCTGGAGTTGTAATTGTAAGGTATAAGTTTCAATAGTATGGCACATTTTGCAAAATTAAATGATAGTAATGTAGTAATTAGTTGCGAGGTTGTAGCTGATGCAGATACTCAAGACGAAAGTGGAAATGAATCTGAAGCTGTAGGAATTTCTTTTTTAACAGAAATACACGGTTATACAAATTGGAAAAAGTTTTCTAGAAACACTTTAGGTGGAAAATATTATAATGTTGATTCTGAAGGTAATTGGACTTCTGAAGGCGATCAATCAAAAGCATTTAGAAAAAACCCTGCGTCAACTGGTTATACATATGATTCAGGCAGAAATGCTTTTATCCCACCAAAACCTTTTGACTCTCACGTTTTAAATGAAACAACTTGTACTTGGGATTGTCCCGTAGCTCCTCCAACAGTAACATCTGAAGGCGGAATAAATTACTTAATTAGTTGGGATGAAGCAAATCTTAGATGGGTAAGAGCGGATGACAATAAAAAATGGAACCCAGAAACATCTGCGTGGATAGACATTTAGAAACAATTAAACCTTACAATGTTTTTGAAAAGCATGTTCTTTCAGAAGAATTTGTTTCAGTTCATACTATTTCTAAAAATTTATTAATTGATAATAAAAAAATAACAAATCACATAAAACAAGCTAAGAAAAAAGGAGAGAGATGGCGCCCTGAAGTTTGGTATTCTGATAATAATTATTTTAAAATAGACTTACATAAACATATAACTTGGTTAAATGATTACATAAGAGACACTTACAGTACAGAAATTAAAGAACATTTAACTTTAATTTCAAATCATATTTCAGGTATATATCTTGAAAAAAATGAAAGTATAGGATCACATAATCATATTGACGAATGGGACTATGAAAACTCTCCTGATATATCTGTTATATATTGTGCAGACACAGGAAAAGAGCCTTGCGATATTATATTTGAACATGAATATGGAAGACATAAAAAAAGAAGATGGGCTGTTTTTTTAGAAAAAGGTAAGTGTGTTATTTTTCCGTCTTATGTTAATTTTTTTATTACTCAAAACATTAATGAAAAACCTTTTGTCGGATTATCTTATAGATATCAATTATCTAATAAAAGTTAAGTTTACCTTCATCTAATCCTAAAGACCCTTCAATAAAAACATTAAATGCTAGGCTATATCTTTTTTCTGTAGATTTATTTTTTTGAACACTGTGTGAAACAAACGAAGGAAATATTACTAATAGACCATCTTCTGGTTCAATTTGAAATTCACGAGCTGTTGCTTCAGTTGTTTGTTTATAATCTAATTCAGTGGTCAAAAAACTTATATTTGGAATCATAGGGTTTTGATGAAAGGTTAAATTACCTCCGTTCTTAGGTTGATGTATGTAATACACTCCACTAAACATTGAATTTGAATGATGATGTTTATGAGCCCAGTCGTTTGAATCATGTTCATTGATCCAAGAAGTAGTAATTTTAAATTTAATATTATCGCTAGTTTTTAAATAATCTTTTGTGTATTTATTAATTTGTTGAATAATTAATTTTTGAAAATTAATTGGTAGTTTAGTTATTATTTTTTTATCAATTGTGTAAGAACCATTTCCTGAAGGCATTTTTTCATAATTAAATTTTTTAATTAACTTTTTAAAATTATTAGGCACTTTAATTAAGTTCATGTAAATAGGAGTGGGCCATAGATTTTTAATTATATATTTTGATTCATTATTTTTAACACCCACTGCTCCAGCAATTACATATCTATAACTATCTTGATTACCTATTTCTGGTTGATGTGGTATATTTGAATTAAAAAAAAGCCATTTAAATTTTTTTGGTTTTGTTATTGTAAAACAATTATCCGTATTAAATTCTGTACCTAATAGCGTTTCATCTAAATACATAATAAAAGATATTTCTTTTATATCTTTGTTAAAATTATGAGTATGCCAAGTTTCTTCATTACTACCTTTATTTTTTAAAGCCCAACATTTTAAATATGATATGTCTAAATATGTTTTATTTAAATACTTATGTAACTTATCGTACATATCTTCTCTAAGTATGGACAATACAGAATCATTTGTGTCTAGCAAATCAGCGTTTGATTGTTCTTTAGGGTGATTACAATTAGGATATTGATTACAACATCTATGTTTCACAATATAATCATCTATGTAAGATTTTAAATAATCTAAAATAGATTGATCAATTTTATTATCTACATCATAAAAACTAATCATTAATAATTAAAGTTTATTACGACTCTTCTTTTTTGATCCGTGCAAGAAGAACCTGTGTGTCTTGTGTTACAATCAAACTCAACAAATCTATTTTTTTTACTTTTAATTTTTACGCCATTTTCTAATCTTGTATAACCATTACAAGTATTTAAATAAAAAATACCTGTTTTACCTTTCATGTTCCTTCTGTCTGTATGCATACCGTGTTCAATTAACTTATTAGTTTTAGTTGATAAATTAGCTTTTACTCTATGAAAATTTTTTACTTTTAATTTTACAGCAAAAGGCTCTAATAAATTCATCATAAATTCATTACAGTTTGGTTCACCACCAGGATGAACAAAACCATAAACAAATTGAAAATGATCATCACCTTTAATGTTTACATGATCATTAAAATACCAAGGCATGTAAGCGGACATAACTTGATCTTCCAATTTTTCTAAATTATTTTTGTCTAAAAAATTATCAATTACCTTATGCTCTACGTTCATCTTAATATCAAAAATTGTGCCTGTTCCAACGTCGTACTCTACAGTCATATTAAAGCCTCTTTACTATTTCCCGATCTAATAAATATTTTGTTATCGGTTTTACTTTCTGAAAAAAGACAGTCAGTTAATACACAATACATTTTTGAATTTGTTTCATTATGTAATTCTGATTCTTTTAAAATTTGCAAGGTTCCTTCTTTAAGACCAAAAGCTTTTTTAATAATAAACAAAACATTACCTGGTGTAATAGTAATTTTAGTTTTCTTTTCTATTTTTAAAAACGTTTGTTTATCATAAAAAACTTCAATACCTGGATGATTAGATTTTTTATATTTTCTTGTTTTTAAAAAGTTAAATTTTTCTTCAAGTTCATTCACTTTCATAACCTTTAATTATTTTATCAAAGTATATATTAAAAGAAATTATTGTTTTTCTTTTGTGTGATTTGTTTTTAGGAGCTCTGTGAATAACAAAACTAGGAAATATAACAAAATCTCCTTCTTGTACATTTAAGTCAATTACATTATTCATGTTAGAAGGATCAACAATTTGAGTTTTAGGAGATTCTTTTGGCATTTCCAAATAATATACTCCAGTATAATTACCACCATGAACGTGCCAACCATGTTTACCATTTTCAAGATATTGTTGATACCATAATACAGGTAAAGTAAAATTTTCAAAACCTAATGGCTTTATCATTGTATAAATTTGTGTGTTTAAAAAAGGTAAAAATTGTTTTACCCACGGTCTCTCAAAATCTTTATTTTTATGCCAATCTAATTTATGAATATTATCACTGTAGTATTGATCATTAGCCTCTAATTTTTCATGAGCAGAAGTATCTATACTTAATAAAAGTTTTCCTTTTATTTTATTGTGATCATTAAATTTTGTTATTACATAAGGAACAGATAAATTATTAATTATTGTTTTAAACATCAGCAGAATAAAAAAAATGAGTAATGGTATATCGTCCATCTCCCATTTCTTTTAATTTTTTTGTTTTAATAGGTAATACTTCATGAAGGTAATAACATGGAAACATTAACATTCTATTATGCTTTACATTAATTTTATAGTCTGGCTCTGTAAATTTTAAATCACCACCTTTAAATTTTTTTGGTTCACGATAAAACCATATAAGAGAAGTCCATTGAAATTTATCATAATGAGGTTTGTAGTAATCATTATTTTCATAATAAGAAATTATAGTTGTGTCGTAGTCGCTGCCAAAAAAACTTCTACACTGCGGTGTCATGTGTTGCATTATTTCATGAAATTTAGGTGTTCTAAATAAATTTGTTTTTTGCATTATAGTTGAATAAGTTTTACCTTCTTCTGTATAAATTCTACCGAGATACCATCTATATGATTTGCCTTTAGAAGTTCCATCTTCATTGCGTGCGACAATTGTATTTTCTGCTCTTAATTGATCTTGTTTATTTTTAGTAGATAAAAAATCTAACTCAGACCAAATAGATTTTTCTGTTTCTTCATCATACCAATTGTCAATAACAAGAAAAGGAAAGGGTTGATCTCCCCCAATTTGAACTAACCAATTTTTCATTGTTTTTTAAATTCTGCAGGCAATCCTAAAAAAGGTCTTGTATCAAACAAGTTTGGTTCTTCTAATGCACCGTTAGTGCTATTGTAATGTAAAAAAACTTGGCAACAATCTTTCCCCGCAAAACTTTCTCTCCAATGCTCTAGGTCACATCCGCTGTAAGCTAACATATCTCCAGGTTTTAAAATTATCTTTTTACCTTTATTACCTTCGTTTCCTGTTGGGTCCAAATAAATTGGCCATTCATCTCCTCCTAAATTAAGAGTGCATGAAATTTCACAAGAAGGCCTGTCTTTATGTCTATGAAGAATATCGCCAAATTTATAAATTCTAGCATAGCTATAAGTTGGTATAAGATTTAAATTAGTTACCTGCATCATTTTTGGTAAAACTCTTTCTAATAAAGTTTCCATAACCATGTCTGCATAATGACTATATGTGTTTGGTATTTGATCATCTTTCCATGTTCCCCAAGTTTGATCAAAAGGAGAAATAAATTTACTTTCTTGTAAATGTTGTGCAACCTTTCTTTTATTACTAAAATACGCAAAACAAAAACTTGCTAGTTCGTTTGTTATTGCTTTTTTAACAACTTCGTATTTATTTTTCTCAAAACTCATATACTCTCCTATTTAAATAAATTACCTGCACTCCAACACACTAATGAATATCGTGTTCCTTTTGTTACTGGAACAACTCTATGCCAAACAAAAGAGGGAAAAAATATCATTGTTCCTTTTTGTTTAAGTTTAATATTAATTGTTTTATTTTCTTTTGGATTGGGTATACAAATTTGAAAATCACCGCCTTCATATTCATCATCATTAGCTAAAATTAAACTAGCAGATATTTTTCTTATCAAACCATTTTCATCAGCATCTCCTGAATCAGTGTGCCAATCGTAATGTTGTTTTTGTGTGCCTTCATATTTTGTAAATTGAAAAGATTCTGTCATGCTCCACTGAAAATTCCAACCCGCTTGTGCATTTACTTGATGAATTATTGGTTGAATTTCTCTGTACATCCAATTATCACTCATCCAAGTAACTTTAGATTTTCTTGTTTTTTCTAATTTTTTTTTATCATAATCACTTAGATTATTTGTGTCGTATCCCCATGTTGTTGCAACCTGTTCTTTTAAATATTTACCATATTCAATAACATGATCACAGAATCTATCTGTAACTGCATTTTCTAAAATAAAATAATTATTTCGTAGATTCATTCTTTTTTCTGTCTCTTTCATAACACGAATTCTCTGTCAAGAAAACAATTTATAAAAGATTGCTTGATATATTCTGCACACATGTTTAAATTAGATCTCACCCAAAAATTATAAATCAAGGAGATATTATGGAAAAT